ATCAATATTCCTCCAGGCACCACCAAAACAATAACATGCTCAATAATGTTTCCGGTATGGTGTTGGACAAAATGGCATTGGATGAGATTTATAACAGCATCATATTCAGGGGCCTTATCATTAGAGTCCGCAGAATATAGTAGAGACCTTGTCAAGTCAGAGAAATTCCGTAGTTATTTCCCATACTTATCAATAAAACAAGATAAAGATACAAAATCAAACTTTAGAGTACAAAAATTATTACAAGATGGAACAATACAATTAGGCGGCAATAGATATAGTACATCAGTAGGAGGAACATTAACAGGATTCCATGGGCATATATTATTAGTAGATGATCCGCTTGATCCGAATAGGGCTATATCAGAGGTTGAACTAAACAATAGTAATAGATGGATGGAACAAACGCTATCAACAAGGAAAGTAGATAAGGCTATATCTCCAACAGTATTGATTATGCAGAGGCTTCACCAGAATGATCCATCCGGGCATATGTTGGCCAAGAAGAAAGCTAATGTAAAACATATATCGTTACCAGGGGAGATTAGAAATTACAAAAAGGAAGTAAAACCAAAAGAACTGATTAAGAAATATAAGAATGATTTACTTGATCCAAAACGTATGAATTGGGAAGTTATGAAAGATATGGAAGCTGACCTTGGTCAATACGGCTATGCCGGGCAAGTAGGACAAAGGCCAACCCCTCCAGGTGGTGGAATGTTTAAGGTGGACCACTTTCAGGTTATTGATAAACTGCCTTCCGAAGTGAACTGGATGAATACTGTCCGGTATTGGGACAAGGCAGGGACGCAGGACGGCGGGGCGTATACTGTTGGCTGTAAAATGCTGCGATTAAAAAATGATAAGTATATTATAATGGATGTTAAAAGGGGGCAATGGGCAACAGAGCAAAGGGAGGATATTATTAGACAGACCGCCCAGGCAGATGGGAATTCAGTAGCTATCTACATGGAACAGGAACCCGGATCAGGAGGAAAGGATTCTATTGACTCTTCCATTCGTAATCTTGCCGGATATTCTGTTTATGCGGACAGACCGACAGGAGATAAGGTATTCAGGGCCGATCCGTATAGCGTTCAGGTGAATAATGGGAATGTAATGTTATTAAGGGCGGATTGGAATCATGAGTTTATTGAAGAGCATAGAAATTTCCCATTCAGTACTTATAAAGATCAAGTGGATGCTTCGTCAGGTGCCTTCAACAAATTAGCGCGTAAAAGAATAGCGGGGCCGATATTAAGATGACGCAAACAATGAATATAAGCGGGAGTATTGTATCCAGGGCGGATCTTGCGGCGAGATTGGGTTATCAATTCGGCACTAATAGAGACTTGTATCAAGCCCTTGGTTATCCAACGTCTATTGATTATAAAGATTATGCTGTACGATATACAAGGCAGGATATAGCCAAGGCCATTATTGATAGACCTGTGCAGGCCACCTGGAGGGGTGGATTTACTCTGCTTGAGTCGGATGATGATCAGGAAACGGCTCTTGAAAAGATGTGGGTAGATTTAGAAAATAGATTATCTCTTATCTCAAAGTTTATTCGATTGGATAAACTAACAGGACTTGGACGGTACGGAGTATTACTGTTCGGGCTTGATGACGTGCAGATATCAGATCATTTCAGAAATCCGGTGGCTTCTGGGCAAAGAAGATTGTTATATGTCAGCCCGTTTGGGGAAGGATCATGCGAGATAAAAGAGTATGAGGGCGATACGACTAACGAACGTTTTGGTCTGCCAAAGTATTATAGCATAGAGCTGGCCAATTCTGATCAGAAAACATCTTCCACAATAATAGTACATTACTCCAGAATACTTCATGTGGCTGAAGGCAGAATGGAATCCAATGTATTGGGCTCTCCTCGGCTTGAGTGCGTGTATAATAGGTTGATGGATTTGGAGAAATTGACAGGCGGCTCTGCCGAAATGTTTTGGCGAGGAGCGCGACCTGGATATCAAGGCAAGGTAGATCCTGAGTATATGTTAACTGATGCGCAGAGAGATACGCTACAAACTCAAGTGGATGAATTTGAGCACAATTTGCGCCGGATATTGATCAATGAAGGAATTGATTTGCAAGGACTTGCCCAACAGGTGTCTGATCCGGATAATCATGTTGATATCCAGATGCAGATGATAAGTGCTGTAACAGGTATTCCAAAAAGAATATTGACCGGGTCAGAAAGAGGAGAACTTGCCAGTACTCAAGATAGAGAGAATTGGTTTTCCTATATAGGGCAACGAAGAGAAGAGTTTGCAGAAGCAAGTATAATTCGACCTTTTGTAGACAAGTGTGTTGAGTGTAAAATTCTTCCCGAAGCAGAAGAAGATTATTCAATTCAATGGACTCCATTGTTTGAAGAGTCTGACAAGGATAAAGCGGAAGTGGGCAGAATAAGGGCTACTGCATTAAAAGAATATGCTACTAATCCAACTGCGGAGATGATAGTTCCGTCTGAGGCATTTTATCGGTATTTTCTTGGCTTGGAGGATGATCAGATTGAATTGATAAAGGAGATGCAGGATCAAGCAATACGGGAAGAGGAGCAAATGATTGAAGAAGATAAGGAGGAATTGAAGAACAATGCCTTACTTGGTTTGTGACCCGATGGAGAATGTCGAGAGCTTCTTGGTGGATATCGATGGGCAAGTGACGGAATCTCCGGCGAACATTATCGATACTGGAGATCCCGATGCGGATAGAAAGAGACTGTATTTCGATTTGACGCCTGTTGCTGAAGGAAAACACAAAGTTATTATAAGGGCGAAAAACATGTGGGGGGTTAGCGAAGCCGCTCCCCCTTTTTTGTTTACAAAAGCGTTGCCGAGTACTCCAACCGGTATACGCTTAGAAGAGAAGAACTTGTGATAATATTTTTTGAGTATAGTTACAATGGCTAAAAGAGGAAGACCATCTAGGCAACGTGTGGACAGCAGCGCAGATAGGACTGTTCAATTGATACTTGATTTCAGTGATCATGAGCCTTTGTTGACTGCTTTAAGGGAGAACGCTGGCAGAAATTTCCGTTCTCTTGAATTGCAGGCGTTGTATTATATTTACGTTGGTGTAAATGAGTCTCGTGTGAGGACCAAAGATCAATGAAAAGAATAATATTCTTAGCCCTGCTGTTGTGTGCATTTTCTATGCCCACAAATGATAGGGAAGATGTAGCAATAACAGGAGATGATTTGAGTAGTTCTGTAGATATTGTTTTGCAAGGTGATGATTTACCAGCTGTAGAGAATGCAAATGATACATATGTTCATCTATGGTTGGTTGTGAAGGGGACATATACCAGCGATGCTGGAGCAGGATTGCCTTTTCAAGATCAAGTAAGATTCAGCATTGAAGCAATTAAAGGAGATACATAATTGGGTTTACCGGCTGAAAAGATACATACTTGTCATGATCATGAGATAGAGATTTACAACAGACAATCTCGCTATGACCCGACAAGGACTTTGACTTTGCGAAATGCCTTTGTTCGGCAGATGAATAAACGCTTCCGTAAGATCAGGGGGATCATCCGCAAGGCGATAGTAGAGGATGATTGCTTTGGACTGACTAAAGACAGAAGTCGCATCATTGTCCAGGTCCAGTTTGACTTTCCCAGGTCGCAGGATAAAGTAAATGCTTTTATGGATTGGCTGAAGAGGCAAGAGGACGCCAATATAATCGAAACAATCAGAATCCCGCAGATAGGTAGACCAACAGAGCAGGCCTGGACGGATGTCTATATCCGGGATTCCTACAAGCGTGGGGTTATAAGAGCGCGATACGAATTAAAGAACGCCGGATATGATATTCCGAGCCTGCAAGAAACAGGCGGGATTGAAGCTTCTATGTCAGGACCCTTTCATGCTGATAGAGTAGGCCTTCTCTATACCAGGACATTTAACGGTCTTAAAGGCATAACAGATGCCATGGATAATCAGATCAGTCAGGTGCTTGCCCAGGGATTGGCTGATGGAGATAATCCGAGATTACTAGCAAAGAAACTAACTTCTACCATATCAGGACCGTTTGGTGATCTTGGAATAACAGATACGTTAGGAAGATTTATTCCGGCAGAACGACGAGCACAAACTCTTGCCAGAACGGAAGTAATAAGGGCCCATCATCAAGCTACAATCCAGGAATATAAGAACTGGGCGGCTGAAAGGGTAAAGGTAAAAGCAGAATGGGTAACAGCCGGATATAATGTATGCCCAGAATGTGCTGCTTTGGAAGGTCAAGTTTTTAAACTAACCGAGATTGAGAATATGATACCTGTCCATCCGAACTGTAGATGTGTTGCGATCCCATTGGATGTGACGAAAGAATATAGAGAATAATGCCACTGCCTAAACCAAGATCAGGAGAAAAGCAGAACGATTTCATTTCCCGGTGCATGGGCAATGATACCATGAGATCAGAATACCCTGGGCAAGCTCAGCGAGCGGCCGTTTGTCATAGTCAATGGAGACGGAGAATGCAAAATCAAAATTATCAAACGAATAAGGTTGCTACAAATAATTATTCTCCGAGATATGAAATGCACCAAGGTCGGAAGCATGTTATTGTCCCGGTTATTATGATGGTGGAGGGGGTTCATCATGGTTCCCACGGTCCTCTATTTCACCCGGCGGAGGAGTTAGGCAAATTTCCTGAGTCTTGGAATGGAATTCCCGTGTCGATAGATCATCCTGAAAGAGACGGGGACAATGTCTCGGC